AACCCAGATGACAAAGAAGACATTTGGTTCTTCAAGCGTGAGTACACAGTAACAAAAACTAACTCACGCACAGGAGATGTAAAGGACGATAACGTAATTGAGTATTATGCATCGTTCAGTTACTACAACACGCACAATGAGGTAGTTCCTAAGAACTGGAACCGCATCAAAGTACGTCAGGACTTCCTGATGCACCACGCCACAGTGAACAAGCAGATTGGTTGGCGTTGGGGCCTACCAGATATTACACCTGTGATTTTCTGGGCTAAGGCGTATAAAGAATACCTCGAAGACAACGCAACACTTGTTAAGGCTTATTCGCGCCTAGCGTGGCAGATCAAAGCTGGAAGCGCTGTTGGTGCACAAGCTGCGGCTATGCAGGTTATGACACCGCCCACTCGTGATCCCCTTACCGGGGAAATGCGTGATGTTGGTGGAACCATGATTGGCGGTAGCGGTAACTCGCTACAGGCAATGCCAGCAACAGGAAGTCAAGTTGACTTCAGTAAGGGTGTTGCTCTGGCAACAGCTATTGCTGCGGGACTTGAGGTTTCCCTTATCGTTATCACATCAAACCCTGGCGAAGGAACTAACGCCACGGCGCAGACACTTGACCTTCCAACGCTGAAAGCAATGGAAGCACGTCAGCTTCTGCACACTGAACGTTTCCTAGAAATCTTTGAGTTCTGGGGAGCTAAGGTAACACCTAAGTCAAACGGTAACCAAAACAATAAGACGGCTGACCTACAGGAAGCGGCTATTCCTGCACCTAAGCCAACAACACCACCAAAGCCTGGTGAACTGCCGGTGCCTAAGCAATCCGAAGGACCGCAGGGTCCAGGGTATGTTGTAGTTACATGGCCCCACATTCAGGCTGATAGCACCAAGGACCGCATTGCCGCTCTTGGAACTGCCGTTGAAGAGGGAATTATCTTCAAGCAGGAAGCTCGCAAGGAAGCAATCGACACGTTCGGGTTCGCTCCTTACAAGCCGTGGTACGAACTGCCAACAATGGCAGACGATCCGCAGGCCGCAGAGCAGGCGCAGATTCAGCAGGCTAATGCTGATAAGGCGTTTGAACAGCAAAGTGCTATTGCAAAGCAGGGTGTTTCTGGCGGTGTCGCCGCAAAGGGTGGTGCTCAGAGCACCAACAATCAGTCACGTGACAATCGAAAAGCCGACTCTGGCAATCGATAATATAATGTTATGATAGAATAGATTACAGAATGCTTAAAGAAACCGAACTTGTTGAAGCAGCGGTCCTAGGGGATATCACCCAGTTACAGGGCACGCGCTACAAGGTACGCCTAATTGAAGGTGACAGACTCGGGTCTAGCGGTTATTATCCTGCATCGGTTCTTGCATCGGATGGTCCCAAGGTTTTCACCAAGGGCACACCTATGTACCTCGATCACCAGCTTCCGAATGAAAAAGAGCAACGCCCCTTCGGAACTATTGATACCTTTGCCGGTGAGCTAGCTGAGGATGCTTACTACGAAAACGACGGTCTCTATGCTGAGATTGAAGTATTCGAACACCAAGCCCCCAAGATCAAGGCTCTTAAAGATAAGATTGGTATTTCGATTCGCGCGAAAGCTGCGTACGATATTGGCGAGATTAACGGCCAGCCAACCAAAATTGTTAAGAACCTGCTAAAGGCGCGCAGTGCAGACTTTGTTGTCAAAGCCGGTGCTGGCGGTAAAATCGTGTCGATTCTAGAATCGGCAATAGATGAAGATTCCGAGACAACCTCGGAAGCTGAAGAAGGAAGAGAAAATATGGATGAAGTCCTTAATGCGATTAAGGAGCTTCGCTCTGACCTTGACACTCGTGTAACCTCGCTTGAGGAAGCGCTTAAGAACATTCCTACCGCTGAGGTAGAGGGTGAAGAAGTCAAGGAAGAGGCGGACGCTCTAGAAATTGCTGAGGCATTCGTATCTTCTAACCTAGATGCTGAGGGTCGTAAGCGTGTGCTTGCCCTTCACCGTGCAACCAAAGAGCCTATCGCTAAACTGATTGAGGCCGAAGAAGCATACGTGAAGTCACACACCAAGGCCAACGAGGTTGAGGGTGTAGAAGAGTCAGCAGAGGACGTTGAGGAATCTGCTGTTGAAATTGCACTACCTAGTGCATGGAAGAAGAAGGATAAGTAATGGCCCGTAATGAAGTTTACAAGGTCGGCAATTTCGTATCCCTACCTGTTCCTGTTGGTACAAAGTCAGGCGAGCCGGTACGTGTCGGTAACCTAAACGGTGTTGCGCAAGTAGACGAGCCTACTGCTTATCTTGCTGCTACTAGCAATCCTCCTTACAACGAGGCTCCTAGCGGTAACAAGGCTGGATATGCGTCTGTAGCTCTTGAGGGTGCTTTTAGCATTCCAGTTGCGACGACAACAACTCTTGCAGTTGGTGCTCCCGTTTACATCGTAACCGCCAGCCGCACGCTGACTACAACAGACAACTCAGGTGCGAACCCTGTGTTCGGTCACGCCCTTACTCCTAAGGGATCGACAGCGAACCAGCTTGTAGTCGTAAGGATTGCCAACTAATGAAAATTACTAACGAACGCCTAAAGGAAGTCGCAGAGCTTGTTGAGCACGCTCTTGAGGGAGACTTCCGTGCACAGGGCGAAATCAAGCGCCAGATTCGTGAGTACGATGTTGAGGAATCACACTCAACATCTGATTTCCCTACTGCTCTAAAGGCTGTTACTAACATTGCCTTCCTAGATCAGTATTCTCAGATCGAGTCTGTGTACCCTCAGTACACCCGTCAGTACAATGTGAACAACCTTCGTCCGCAGAGCTTCTACAGCCTTGCGTTCGACAACACATACCTTCCTGACGCTAATGGTGGCGTGCCTACTACAAAGGGTGCCCCTGGTGGTATCCCCCGTATTCCTGAGCTAACTGAGTTCCCAACTATCAGCTTCGTAGCTAGCGAGACTAGCTTCAGCGTGGCTAAGTATGGTGCTCGCGTTAACTTCTCATTCGAGATGCTTCTTAACGACGAGTGGGGTGTACTTGAGACACTTCCTACCCAGCTTGCTCAGCTTGCACGTAACCAGGAAGACATTGTTGCGACTGAGGTTCTAGCATCCGCTGCTGGACCTGACACAACATTCTTCAACAACACTAACGGTAACATCTTCAACACCACAAATGGATACACGGTAAATAACCCGGCTCTATCTGTTGACGCTGTTGTTGAGGCTGCTGCACACATCCGTAGCCGCACATTCAACGGTAACCCCGTTGTTGTGAGTGGATTCAGCCTTATGGTTCCTCCGGCACTTGAGGCTGAGGCACGTCGTCTTCTGGGAGTTACAAGCTTCCTAATCGATGACCCGCTGAACGGACAGTACACGGTTACTAACCCGATCAGTGATATCGGTCTTATTGTTAACCCTTGGCTTCCTGTCATCGACAAGAGCGCCAACGTTAACAAGACTTGGTACCTGCTTCCTACGGGTTCTCAGGGCATCCGTCCTGCCGTTGTGTTCTCGAAGATTCGTGGTCGTGAGACTCCTGAGCTTCGTATCAGCAATGCCACAGGTGACTACCTAGGCGGCGGAGCGGTTCCAGGTCGTGAGGGTTCATTCCTCAATGACGACATTGAGTTCCGCGTACGTCACTTCGTAGGTGCCGCAGGTATCGCGTTCGAGACTACGGTTGTCTCTAACGGTACAGGTGCGTAACCTTTAGGGTTTACCTCCCCACAATAAAGGCCCCAGCCTCCCCCTAATTTCTGTAGGTGGTTGAGGCTGGGGCTTCTTCTTTGAGAGGACATAATGGCAGATAGAGACATAGTACGCTCACTGATCCCAGACACAGATCAAGTGTTCGGTGACAACGGTGATCAGTACATTTTTGAAGACGATCAGATCGATAACTTTCTGATTGCAGGTGGCGGAAACGTACTGCGTGACGCTGCCCTAGCATCTATGGCCGTTGGTTCCAGTGAAGCGATTATCTCCAAGATAATCCGAACACAAGACCTTCAAACGAATGGTGCTCAGCTACAGGAATCGTTTACTAACAAAGCTAAGGTACTCTTTGCTCGCGCAGATGCGGAAGATGCAAAAGAAGGACTAGACTACTTTGAGATTATCGATTACAGAGAAGGGTGGCGTACGTATCCTACTGAGCTTACAGAGTACGGAGTAATCTATGGGTGCTAATGCACGCGCCGCTCTAGACCCACGTTGGACTAGACATTTCAAGGGCGTAACAAGTTCCTTTCAGGTTGCGAAGATTCGAGTAACTAGACGTACACTATCTGATACACTAGTTTATAACCAACAAACATCACAATATGAAACCGGTGGAGTTGTAACGGTCTGGGAGGGCATGGCCCGAGTACAGCCTTACGGAATTATCGGTGACGTAATTGATGCTCAGGATACCACTGGGCGTCGCCTAATGCGTGTTCAGATTCAAGACATGTCGGCTGGCATCACACTTGATGACACGATCAACATTCTGACATGCGACAACGATCCAGAGCTTTGCCTGTATCAGCTAGAGGTACGCGGAGCTATCGGTAGCTCTAACTCCTGGCTTCGCGACCTAGTTTGTGAAGCTAACCTAAAGACAGTACAACCACTAGACACTGTACTGAACCTGACAAGTCCTAGCAACCTAACATCTACAAGTAATCTCACACAAGGATAACAATGGCTTATACAGAGCAATTCTGGCAAGATGGTAACCCATCTTATCCGCTGAGTGCAGCACGCATGCTACACATGGAAGCGGGTATTGCTGCGGCTACTGTTGA